GTTAACCTTAAAAATCGCACGGTGGAAAAATTTTTCTTCAAAAACCACGGTTTTTACCAGTAGTCTACGCTACGAGCCCATTGTAATGAGGGCAAATGGAAACAAAACATCCAAAATTGCCATCATCAGCAATAGCTCGATGGAACAGCGTAGACACAGAAGTGTCATTACCTAAACTGACATACCGGACCTGTGCAGGCCCGGTTTCCAGATCGGTGTATGAGAATGCAATCGACGTGTTAGCATAACTTGCCGCCGAAGGGCGGCTCAGAGTTCTAGTATATTGTGGAATTACAACTCCACTTACCGGAGCAGAATTGTTAAACAAAACATTTCCAGTAATACCATTATTCTGAATGTAGTCAGTAACAGCAGTCGCTTGAGCTTCACATACTTTCGACTTTGAACCAGCAGCCGAATTTACTACATCCAAACCAATTCCATAGTTGTCTGTAGCATTCGTGCCACCGGTTTCAAAAGTACGCAGACGCATACCTCCCCTAGAGAGAGCATATACAGCGGAAAAATGGCTGTATAGATCTATAGTACAATCAGCATCAGCTTCAGTCACAGTAGTTCCATCGGATTTTCTCCAGTAATTCCCATAAGGAATAACCAGAATCAAGTCTTGGATACCAGCTGTAACAACATCCTGTAATAGGAAAGCGCCACGCTTAGCTAAAGATCTTAACGAAGGGATAACTTCTCCAATCGTTGCTTCTTCATAGGTAGAGGATTTCTCTGGTATTTCAGCATCTCCAATCGTGGTTAACGGAAACTGGATAGCTGAAACGCTCGTGTCAGCCTGCAAACTTGCAGTCATCAACGGCTTATAGTTGAAATTGCGTGGACCAGCAAAGGATAAATCTTTGCCTCCATACATTTCAACAAATACCTCAACGCTACTATTGACAACATCAGGTGCTTTCAGCGGGTCCAAAACATACATGGACAAATAGCCGATTCGACCTGCTGCCGTGGTATCCAACCACGGAGCCATACTAACGTAAGGTACTTCGATGTACACTTCATCTCTTTCCCTAATATCCACTATATTTCTGTACATAAACCTAGTTTTGTTCATAGTAACAGCGGAGGGAGAAGGTAGAAGTATACCATCAGCTGGCTGGAAAGCTATAACAACTCTGCCTGAGTGGAACTTAGTTTTAACAAAAGTAATTTTGTAAACTAAAGATCCTCTCCAGAAATTGAAATAGTTTCCAACCCATGTCAACGGTCCATAGTTCAAGACGTTTACGCCTGTGCCATCGACCGATGCATTTGATGCAGCCATAGGAGTAACTCCTTCCCACATCAACTCAAATCCAAGAAGTTCAGAGGTGTCCCATGTAACTTGATGGATATAGTTGGATATGGATGCAAGGTACGCAATGGACATTTCGTCCACATTAGTACCTAACAAGGCTGGATCCATCGACACATGATTACCCTTGGTTAAACCTAAGGGTTCTGCAGCGTCAACACCATCACTGGTGCCCATATAAGGAAAGTTATTTCTAACTGCCCTGCTGGGTGGATCAACAAGATTGGGTTTACTGAAACCCAAAACGTCAGCTAGCAAACCTGCTGAGTTAATAGCATAACTCAGAGGACTAGCAAAAGCTGACAACAAAGGAATTTTGCCAAATCCATTGACAACAGTTCCTATTGTATAAAGAACAGTTGAAACTTTCTTCTTCTCCTGTTCTTCGGCGATTATGTCACCTTTGAGGACACCTTCTACTCTTTTCTTGGCTACGACGGTAGGATCGGTTTGCAATGAACCTACTATACCAAGCTCAATATTCGAGTAATTGGCCCACAATGTATAACTCACAGTTGTAGATCCTCCAGTTCCAACAGTTAAAGGTACTGCTGGATAAAGGAAGAAAGCCCCTGGCATAGTCTTACGACTAGAAGAGGGGTTGTACAAATAAGAGTTGTAACAACTTCGCCATGGGACAGTAAGAGTGACTTCAGTCTCACTTCCCAATAATATCCTAGCATGTGGTAATTGCACTATCTGTGTAATAGAATGCCTATGAGCATTATACCATTCATCCTGACGAGAGTCATTTGAAACACCTCCAAAAGGGAGGTAACACAGGTAATACATACCTTGTTGCATAGGATTAGCATTCACTTGTAAACGTAATTCCAAAGTAGCGTTTATAGTATAAACGCCTTCAATTTTATTAGCATACATAGTGTCTGTAAGGGGCTCACTCCAAAAGTGTTGAGAAAAGGTGGTTGGACCATCGGTAGTAGCAAAATCGCCACTCTCGACTACAACAGGTTTCGAAAGAAATCGTTTAATGTCCATATCACCACTATTCTTAAAGGCACTGGAAAAGCGCCCTAACTTTAGCGGAGCTACGCTGGTTTGGGAATCAACGACGGAATCGTCTTGATCCACAAAATCAGAACTCACAGGTTTAACCCTGTCATCTGATTGATAATTGGCCTCATTAACTTCGTTACAGTTACTCACATCAGGCACCGATGAGTAGTCTGCGTCGCTACTTTTAAA